GACACGGTAGGAGTAGATTATGGAGGAACAGGTATTTCTAGCTTTAGTTCTGGTGATATCATGTATGCTACAGGATCTACTACTATCTCTAAGCTTAGTAAAGGTACTGGCGGTCAATTTATGAAGATGAATTCTGGTGCAACAGCTCCTGAGTGGTCTAATGAATTGGACGGAGGTACGTTCTAAGTTTACTTTTTAACTTTTGATATTATCCTAAGTAACACACTTGGGTTAATAATTGATTTTTACCAAAGAAATTTAGAATTGAGGATACCATATGTCAACTTTACAAGTAAATAACTTAGATTCGTATACCGGAACTAAAATTGATGTAGATAGTACCGCGGACTTGAATATTGAGTCTACCACTACTTCTAGTAGTAGCACCACTGGTGCTCTACGAGTTGCAGGGGGTATATCTACTCAGAATAACTTAAATGTTAGTGGTAATGCCATTGTTTCCGGCACATTAGAGGCTTCTTTAGATAGTAGTACTCTAGATGGCGGAACTTTCTAAGTAAAAAGTAATAGGGCCTTATAGCCCTATTTTAATAGGAATAGATATGTACCATGTCATAAAACCAAAACGTACTACTAGTGCGGGTACGGTTCCTACTACTTCTAACTTAGAGGCAGGCGAAATCGCTATCAACCTAGCAGATAAAAAACTGTTCGTTCGAGATACTTCCAATAATATATTGGAGTTAACCACTAGAACAGCATCATCTTTAGATGATATTTATCTGTCTGGTATTAGTAATACTCAACTACTACACTATAATAGTGGTAATAGTAGGTGGGAGAACTATAGTAGAGACTTAGGTGTCTGGAGTACTAGTGTAGGTAGAACCTATTATGTGGATGCTGGAACATCCAGTAAAACATCTATAGGAAAGAATACACACTCCGGCACTTATACATTAGAAGTAGATGGAATATTCAACTCCTCCGGACAGATAACTCTTGCCACAGGTAAGAAAGTAGGTCCGGGATGGTTCGCAGAATCAGCTTCTTTAATAACTGAAAGTTACGATATACCTTGTACATATAATGCTGAGTCAACTTCAGATCCTGCAATTGCAGTAGATGTAGTTGTTAAAGTGTGTACAGGTTCAATATTGAAAGTTTCAGATCTAATAACATCGGATTAGACCTTAAATAGGTCTTACCCTACCCAGCTATATAGCAAATTGAAATAAGGGAGAGCCAAATGGCCATAAAATTTAAACCGAAAAGAACCACCACCTCTAGTAATGTACCTAGTACCGCTAATATAGAGGCAGGTGAAATCGCTATTAACTTAGCAGATAAGAAATTATTCGTTCGAGATACTTCCAATAATATATTGGAGTTAACCACTCGAAATGTAAGTTCCTTAGATGATGTTAATATTAGTGGTTTAGCAAATGACCAAGTCTTGCAGTATAATAGTAGTAATAGTAAATGGGAAAATACTACTCTTACTAATATATGGACAGACTCTGGAACATTTATATACAACACATCAACTGTTGGAATTGGTACATCAACTCCGGATACCTCCTATAAATTGGATGTAAACGGTACAGTTAATTGTACTACTCTATACGTAGGTGGAGTTCAAGTAGATGGAGGTAACCCCCCTTTCTTGCTTACTCAACCTACTATTACAGCAAACTATACAGTAGCTGCTAACTTTAATGCTTCCTCTTCTGGAACTGTTGATGTAGCCACAGGAATAACTTTAGATGTTGGCGCAAACGCTAACTTATCTATATCATAAATAAGGAATTATAAAATATGTCTACTTTAAAAGTAAATACTATTGACGCACACTCAGGAAGCTTGCTTACTATTGATAGTACTGCAGATCTATCTGTAGCTAGCGCTACTAGTGCATCAAGTACTACTACCGGGGCCTTAAAGGTAACTGGTGGTATTTCTACACAAGAAAATTTATATGTTGGTGGTAACGCTGTTATCACGGGCACAATGACCGCAAATGGCGGAACAATCACATTAGGTGATGCAGGTACTGATAATGTTACTATTGGGGGTGAGATCAATTCTGACGTTATCCCTGATGTTACTAACACGTACGACTTAGGTTCTTCTTCAAAGAAGTGGGCTGAAGTTCATGCTACTACTGTAACAGGTAACTTAACAGGTGACGTAACAGGTGACGTAACAGGTAATGTAACAGGTAATGTAACTGGTAATGTAACTGGTAACTTAACTGGCGATGTAACAGGTAATGTAACTGGTAATGTAACAGGTAATGCAGACACAGCAACTACATTAGCGGCTACTAAAACTATTGGTGGCGTTGCTTTTGATGGTTCAGCTAATATCAATCTTGCGGGTGTAAACACTGCAGGTAACCAAGATACTTCTGGTAATGCAACAACAGCTACTACATTAGCAACTGCACGCACTTTAGCGTTAAGCGGAGACGTTAGTGGTTCTGTAAGTTTTGATGGAAGCGCAAATGCTACAATCACAGCTACTATTGCTGATGACAGCCACAATCATACTACAGCTAATGTAGACGGATTAGACACTGCTTTAGGCTTAAAAGCTCCTTTAGCTAGTCCTGCTTTAACAGGTGTACCAACTGCACCTACTGCAGCAGCTAACACTAATACTACTCAGGTAGCTACTACAGCTTACGTGCAAACTGAACTTACTGATTTGATCGGTGGAGCACCTGGTACCCTAGATACACTTAACGAACTAGCGGAGGCTATCAATGATGATTCTGACTACAGCAGCACTCTAACAACGGCTCTAGCAACTAAAACTGCTAAGACATCTAATCAGTCCTTAAGTACTGCAGCAAATGCAATGACTATTAGTGGGCATACAATTACTCTTGCTAGAGGCGACAGTACTACTGATACAGTTACAGTTCCTGATAATAACACTACTTATTCAGTTGGTGATGGTGGACTGACGCAAAAGAACTTTACTACAGCAGATAACACTAAACTAGATGGTATCGAAGCATTAGCTGACGTAACTGATGTTACTAACGTAACTGCTGCTGGTGCATTGATGGATTCTGAGGTTACAAACCTTGCAGCCGTTAAAGCATTTGCCACTACGGATTATGCTACTGCTGCTCAGGGTACTACTGCTGATGCTGCTTTACCTAAAGCTGGCGGAGCAATGACAGGTGCTATTACTACTAACTCTACATTTGATGGAAGAGATGTATCAGTTGATGGTGCTAAGCTAGATGCTATTGAGGCTTCGGCTGATGTAACTGATGTTACTAACGTAACTGCTGCTGGTGCATTAATGGACTCTGAGGTAACTAACCTTGCTCAAGTTAAAGCATTTGATACAACTGATTATGCTACTTCTACTCAAGGTACTACAGCGGATAACGCTTTACCTAAAGCGGGTGGAGCAATGACGGGAGCTATTACTACTACCTCAACATTTGATGGTCGTGATGTAGCTACAGATGGTACTAAGTTAGACACTATAGCTACTTCAGCTAATAACTATTCTCATCCAGCAAATCATGCTATTTCAGTTACTACTGGACTACAGGCAGCATTAGATAGTAAAGCTCCTTTAGCTAGCCCTACGTTAACAGGTGCACCACTTGCACCTACTGCAGCTGCTAATACCAATACTACGCAGATAGCTACTACAGCTTACGTGCAAACTGAACTTACTGACTTAATTGGAGGTGCTCCTGGTACGTTAGATACACTTAACGAACTAGCGGAGGCAATCAATGATGATGCTTCTTATGCTTCTACATTGACTACATCTTTAGGTACTAAGGTTGCTAAGACGTCTAATCAAGCATTAAGTACTGCAGCAAATGCAATGACTATTAGTGGGCATACAATTACGTTAAATCGTGGTGATGGTACTACTGATACAGTTACAGTTCCTGATAATAATACTACTTATTCAGTAGGTGATGGTGGACTAACGCAAGTTAACTTTACTACAGCTGATAACACTAAACTAGATGGTATAGAAGCTTCTGCGAATAACTACTCTCACCCTACTCACCCAGGAGATGACTTTAGTGTTGATAGCGGCGTTTTATCCGGTGCTACAGTAATTAGTGATATTGACATCAATGTTACAACAGATACTTCTGGTCACGTTACAGATGCTAATGGCACAATTTCCACAAGAGATCTTACTTTAGCTAACTTAGGTTATACAGGAGCTACCAACGCTAACTACATTACTAATAATAATCAGTTAACTAATGGTGCTGGGTATATCACTTCATACACTAACACTACTTATTCTGCTGATGGTAACTACGGTATGACACTTAGTGGTACTGCTTTCCGTCTTGAAGATGATAGACGTAGAAACTCTACAACTACTGATATTTATTCAGGTAACACTCATGACTATACTTTCTATGACGCTTCCCACGGTATTCGTTGGTACACAGAAGGTGTTGAAGAGATGCGTCTTGAAAACGACGGTGACTTGCACGTAGATGGCGATGTTATTGCGTATTCTACTACTGTTTCTGATGAGCGTTTGAAGACAGGTATCGCACCTATCACAGGTGCTTTAAGTAAGGTTAACCAACTTAAGGGTTGTACCTTTACTTATAAGGCAGATGGAAGAAAGTCCGCAGGTCTAATCGCACAAGATGTAGAAAAAGTACTTCCTTCTGCAGTATCTGAGAAAGTTTTACCTTTCGCAGCAGAAGATGAAGAGATGTACAAAACTGTACAGTACGACCAAACTATAGGTCTACTAGTTGAGGCTATCAAAGAGCTTACGGCTAAGGTTGAGAAACTGGAGAATAAATAATGGCATTACAAACATCAGGGCAAATTAGCCTAGCTAATATTGCGGCAGAGTTTGGGGGCTCTGCCCCTCACTCTATGAGCGAATACTATGGCGGTGGTGATAATGTACCCGCAGGCGCTAACCCTGGTATTGCAACATCAGGGGAAATAAACATGAACAGTTTTTATGGTGGCGTAGCAGCAACTGTATTAAACATTACATCTAATGTTAATAACTACGACATTGGCGCACAAGCTATTGCAGCAGGTGGCGATAAATCTACTCCTGTTATTCTAACTATTAATGCAGGTGTTACTGTAGGTTCAACCTCTACAGGTACTGCTGCTATGTACACAGGTACAGGTTGGTCATCAGGTACAACTATTAACATTACTAATAACGGCAGTATTGTTGGTGCTAGTGGGTCAAACTCTACAGGCACAGCAGGCTCCGGCGGTTCAGGAGGTCGTGGCGGTGGATCAAACCCTGGGTATCCCAACAATTACTGTGGTAGTGGTTCATCATCCACTGCAGGAAGTGCAGGCGGTGCAGGCAGTGCAGGCTCAGGTAGTGCAGGAGGTAACGCTTTCTATCATTCACAATCTGGCTCAAATTTATCAGTCATATTCGACACAACAGGCACACGTTCAGGTGGTTCAGGTGGAACGTATACGGCAGGTGGTGGCGGTGGCGGTGGCGGCGGAGGTGGAAGAGGTGGATACCTCACCTATGGCTATTACGGCGGCGGTGGCGGTGGCGGTGGCGCAAGAACCGGCAGTGCAGGCTCAGGTGGTACAGGATGGGGTACAGGAGGTGATTGGGGACAATGTGGGAGTTACTCAGGAGGCAGCGGCGCTGCAGGTGGCTCAACAACAGGTGGTGGCGGTGGCGGTGGCGGCAGTTACTCAGGAGGCAGCGGCGGTACAGGAGGTACAGGTGGTAGTGTAGGTAGTAGTGGTGCAGGAGGCTCTAGTGGCACATCTAGTAGTGGCGCTGCATTAAGCGGTTCAGGTGGTGGTAGTGCAGGCTCTACATACTCAAACACAGGTTCAGCAGGTTCTGCACTAGCAGGCAACACAGGACAAATTAGTTAAAGGAAATTATTATGAATTTAAAAGCAAGAAGAGTTAGTGGAAGTACATTCTCCGCAGAAGATAAATTAGAGGTTACTTTTACCTCCGACAACCAACCAATGTCATTATTAGTACATACTATTGAATTAGTGTCAGGTATAAACGTCACTCACGGTGGCGGTGGTTTAGCAGGTGAGTATTTACATTACAAATCAAATGAACGTGATGCAGACGCAGACGGCATTATTGATTATTCAGATATTGAAATGGCTTTAGTTCAAGAATCACAAGGAACTTCGGTTATTAAAGTTGTATGTGAAGCAGTTACCAAAGCAGATGCAGATGCTTTTATTGTAGAAATGGAAGCCTACCTCGAGCGTGAACAAGTTGCTCTTGGATTAGAAGAAGAGTTTACTGAGGTTGCTCCAACAGTAACACCTACTGTATTAAAGACAGGTGAGATTACATTGGAATGGACTACTGATACTTTCGTATAAGGAGTAACATACCTAGTAAGACAATAAAAAACCCCCAATACCTTAAACAGTATTGGGGGTTTTTTATTGTTTTAAATACGCTTATAAACCCAGTCGTCTTTTGACCGGTCTGTAAGGTAATCTTCTAGTTTAGCCATATAAAATCCTTCTGAGTAGTACAAGTACCTATAGTCATTAACGGGTTCTTGTAAAAACGCGCAGAACCACTTACTTCTATCAAACTTAAATATTAGTAAGGGGTGGTCGGCTTCATTCTCTCTCTGCTCTCTTAAAGTCTGCTCCCACCATTCTACAATTTGGGGGGTTTTTCCAGTTAGTAGCTTACTTGTAAGGTGGTCATCTTTATAGTGTTTAACTTCTACACTATACTTCATAAGTTCCTTAGGAATATATACGTCGCCTTTCAAGCCATGCTTGGCATCCAAGGCACCACTTAAAGGGATTCGTTCCCAGTTCCAACCTGTGTACTTTCGAAGAACTACGCAACAAGCAGTTTCTGCTCTTGTCCCTTTAGCCTTACTCTTATTAGCTACTGCCATTCTAACCTCGATATCTTTTTCTCTTTAATAACGTTTACCTTACTAAGCAATGGGTGGGACCAACCGTGTGAGACTAAGAAAGTATTGAGATCGTGCTCCTTTAGTAATACTTCAATAAGCTTCTCCCGTCCTTCATCGTCTAGTACTCCAATTACTTCGTCCAAGAACAGTACATTGATTTTAGACTTAGATAACGTACTCATTAGTTTTCTAATGGCCAGTAGTGTTGATGTATTAACTCGTGCTAACTCTCCACTACTTAGAGCAAGGATATCAATGTCCCTACCTTCATCAGATATAACAACATTTAGTTTATCGTTAGTAACTACAAACTCGAGGCCAAAGCGTCCATCGGACAATTCGGCCAGGTATTGATTTACCAAATCTTCCAAGTCTTTAACTAAGTTCTCAATTTTGTAAGCCACTAAACCATTGGTACTAAACGCCTTCTTTAGCACTTCCAAGTTAGCGTACACATCATTGGTTTTCTTTAAGTTAGATTCTTCAGAAAGCAACTTTAGCTTAAACGCTTTTACTTGTTTAACCAAATAGTCTAACTCAGTATTAAATTTTGTTATTTCGTTATTCTGAGATGATATATCCCTAATCTCAGATTGTTTTTTAGAAATTTCGACAGTAAACTTATTGATTTTCTCTTCTAACTCTAACTTGTCTTCCGTCTTACTAGGCAGCTTATTATCTATAAGAGTAGAAAGCTTCTCAAATTTTTCAACAGTAGTTTGATGATTTTTATATTCTAATAATTGTTTTTTTAAGTTAATGACGAGATTCTGCACTTCGTTCTTCCTCTTAGTGCTAACAGATACTGTACTCTTCTGCTCTTCTAATAACTCCATGTGTTTGTCTGAGTCAATATCTTGTAGACAAGTAGGGCAGCTATCCCCTAGCTTTTCTATTTTTTGCACTACTGCGTCAGCTTGGGCAATAATAGTCTTTAAGGAGGTAAATTCTTCGTTTAACTCTCCAAGGCCTTCTGGCATTTCTACTTCCTTGGTTAACTCCAAAGCACTTAGTTCGGCTATCTGGCTCTTATACTGGTTATTAATATTAATCTTACTATTAATGTCTAAAATATTGGCAAGCTTTTCTTGTACTAGAGCCCTCTTAGATATGGCTTCTTCAGGGGCCTCAGGCACTTCTATTAAATCCTTCTTAGTATTACTTTTCACAGGATTGGTCGAAATCCAACTATTAATAGTATCTATACTGCCCCTAATTTCTGATACTTCATTACTGGCCTCTTTGTGTGCAGTCTTGAAATTATCAAATAAGGTAAGGTAGTTGTCTAAGTTTAGTAACTCAATTAGAAATTTCTTTCTATTAGTATCTGTAGCAGTTAGAAACTGTAATGAACTAGTAGTACTTTGGTACACTAACTGACTAAAGGTTTTGAAGTCCATACCTACCACATTCTGAATAGACTTGAAAGTATTAGTAGCAGTATGTGAGGAGATGTCTTCTCCATCACAAGTTAAGACCACTTTAATACTTGCCTTTCTTTCTACCGTTATATTATAAACTCTGTCATCTACTTCGAAATCAAGAGATATACTGTACCCATTTTCATTGTTGTTTCTATTAACAATGTCTACTTTCTTAATACCTTTAGAGTTCTTGTTAAACAAAGCCTCTTCAATTAATAAAGGTATAGAGCTCTTGCCCGTACCATTAGTACCCACTAACTGCACTATTAAATCTTTTTCTAAGTCTAGCTCGTTGTTCTCTCCATACGAGAAACAGTTAGACCATTTTAACTTCTTAAGTATAATCATGAAATACTCCTAAAACTTCCTTTACCTTCTTCTCATTGAGTCCCATGATAAATTGTAGGTACTCTGATAGTTCATCCTCTAGTGTCATTTCTGTAGTTAGAATAAGAGCGGAGTCATTATGTCTTTTTATCAACTTCTTATCTAGTAGCTCATTATCTTTGTCCACTTTCACTAACTCACTAACATCGCCTTCTAACTCGTATATGGTGTGATGATAGTTAGTCTTTATCATTTGATCCGGGTGACTAACCGTTTGTCTAATAAGTTGAGGTAGCTTTAGTTTCATCCAAGACCAGT